TTGAAGCCATCAAAGAACTCTCACAACAAAATAAAGAATTCCAACACCGAATAGAAGAATTAGAGAAAAAGTAAATCTATTTATGTATATACCTTTTATTAGATAGAGCCTATGCCGCTACAAACCAGACTGGATGGAAATGTCATTGAAAGTGCAAGTATCCAAATTACCGCGATTAATAATTTTGCGGGACAGTTGACCGCATCCCTTCCTACGGGAACGGTCAGTAGTTCTGCCCAAGTTCAATTAAGTGGTATCACGGGAACAACCTTCAGTAGTAATAACTTTACATTTCCCCAAACTGTTAATGTAACGGGAGGAGTAACCGCATCAGCAGGATTCTTTGGTACTGCGAGTTATGCACCCACGGCAAATTTTGCCCTCACTCCTGCGGGAACAAGTGGAACTTCTGGCGCAGCGGGTAGTGCAGGGTCTGCGGGTACCAGTGGCAGTACTGGTACCTCTGGTAGCAGTGGGTCCGCAGGAAGCGCAGGAACGGCAGGGTCTTCTGGTACCTCAGGTACCCGTGGAAGTAGCGGTTCTTCGGGGTCCTCTGGAAGCACGGGCACTAGCGGAAGTACGGGGACAAGCGGCAGTACAGGAACCAGTGGTAGCACAGGCACTAGTGGTAGTACGGGTAGTTCAGGAAGTACAGGTGCGTCAGGTTCCAGTGGAACATCTGGAAGTGCGGGTACATCAGGTAGTAGCGGAACCTCGGGAGCAAATGGTAGTAGTGGAAGTGCGGGCACCGCAGGTAGTAGCGGAACCTCAGGTACCAGAGGTAGTTCAGGCTCGTCAGGAAGTTCAGGTTCAACGGGAACTTCTGGTAGTAGCGGAACAAGTGGAAGTGCTGGCTCTGCAGGGTCCAGTGGAACGCTTACCCTATCGGGTACCACCAACGATGGTATTCTCACATTAAATAGTACTGCACCAAACGCTACGGTAGAATCGAATTTAACCTTTAATGGGTCACAACTTACCATCGTTGGTAATGAAGTGGTCTCGGGGTCTACGACTATCACGGGTAACCTTACCGTTCTTGGGTCATCCTCTATCAGCTTCATCTCCCAAAGTACGCTCAATATTGGGACCAACATCATTACCACTAACGTTCAGAACCCATCTATCCGATTCGGTGGATTGGCTGTTATTGACAGTGGGTCATCTCCACAACGCAGTGGGTCACTTCTCTTTGATTCAACGAACGACCAATGGATATTCGTTCATCAAAATACCGCAGGTGGTGTGACCTCCTCAGCAGTCTTGATGGGTCCACCAACCTTCAACAGCATTGGTAGTGAAACTATTATCACAGAAAATCGTGTCTTGAAAGCAGGTGGATTAGAACACGTAACGGCATCTATTATCTTTGATGATGGTACGAATGTCGGCATCGGCACGACGAGTCTTAATACAAAACTTACTGTTAATGGGGCAGCAACAATCTCTGGAAGTTCTACAATTATTGGAAATTTAACTGTCGGTCGAAATTCCAATTCATCCACTGCCGCAAGAATCGATTTAACTGCAGGTGGAAATGGGTTTGACTCGCTTATCGATTTTGGTTATTATGATACGTTTGACGCAAACATCTGGAACGTAGGACGAAAAGGAAGCACTGGTGCTTTCTTTATCAGTAATCAGGGTTCTGGAGCAGAAGTAAATGTTATAACGATTAACACATCAAATAACGTTGGTATCGGCACTACATCTCCAACCGCGAAATTTCATGTCACTGGTAGTACTGGTGGTGTGTTTGAAGTGGATACCGCGAATGCAACTACTACATTGTATGTGAGTGCAAGTGGTAACGTCGGTATCGGTACAGCAAGTCCTGCACAAAAGCTTGATGTAAGTGGTTCTATTGCTATAGCAGGAACGGCAATTGTCAACACTTCAAGAAATCTTATCAATCTTGGTTCATTGTCAAATGATGCCAACACAGGATTCTTTAATATTATTGACAGTGGTAAACAAATACAAATTACTGATGGAACCCGTGATTTACGTATTAATTCTACATTCGGTGGTTCTAGTGCAGCAATAGGTACAGTAGGTTCCCACGACTTAAATCTGTTTACTGCTAACTCATTTAGAGTTACAATTAAGAGCGATGGCAACGTCGGCATCGGAACGACGAGTCCAAACACACGTTTACAAGTATCAAGTAACATCCAAGGTGGGTCACCCTCGGCAGCAGGAACGGCCACCACATCGTCTGCATACTTTACCAACTCCGACCCTGCCTATGGTATATTGATGGGTGTATTAAATGCGGGACATGGATGGATACAAGCACAACGAACGGATACTCTTGCTACTACTTACAATTTATTATTAAATCCAAACGGTGGAAACGTTGGCATTGGCACGACGAGTCCGGCATATGCCTTGGATGTGAATGGTGGTATTCGTGGTGACAGTTGGATTGGAAGGTCTAATATAGCTACCCCGACCGCAGATGCTGCACTATTTAGACCTGCGGACAATTCCATCGCACTTAGTACCGCAAACACCGAACGCGCCCGCATCACGGCGGGGGGTAATCTGCTACTTGGTACAACCAGCGATGCGGCAGGATTCCGATTCTCAACTAATGCCGGGGCGTCAACGAATGGGCATTTGATTGCGGGAAGTACGACAGGGATTTACAGCAACTGGTCGGACGGCACGGCAACCGATAGTCCGCAGGTTGGCGGCATCGGCAACGCGCTGGTAATCCGCACATCGTCCACCGAGCGCGTCCGCATCGACTCGTCCGGCAACTTCGGTATCGGCACGACGAGTCCAGGCGCACTTCTCCACGTACAAGGTAGTTATAGTGGGTCAACCGCTACCTTTACTGGAAATGTGACCGCACTATCACTTACCGAAACATCAACGATTAAGATGAAGGACAATATTCGTCCATTGGATAATATTTCGGTCACCACCTTAGAACCAGTTCGTTTCACATGGAAGGGGACAGAGAAGGAAGATATCGGGTTAATCGCAGAACAAGTTGCCCCACTCTATCCTGAATTGGTAGAGTTTGACACTACGGGGGAACCCATCGGTATTCATTATACCAAACTCACCGTGTTGTTATTGAAAGCAATACAAGACCTGACGGCACAAATCAATGATATCCGTGGTCACACATAATATTTATAATATACAAGTCTTTTTTGGGTAAACTATGGCACAACTACAAACCACCGCAATTACTGGCAGCGTAAGTGCATCAGCTAATATCACCGCAGTTTCCTTCACCAGTTCACGTGCAACTGGCGTAGGATTCTTCGGCACCGCGTCATTTGCATTGACCGCTTCAGGTGCCACAGGCACCAGCGGAACATCGGGCACAGCAGGAAGCGCAGGTACCAGTGGAAGTAGCGGCACTTCAGGGTCAACGGGGTCTAGTGGTTCTGCGGGCACCGCAGGAAGTTCAGGCACCTCTGGTACTAGAGGTAGTTCTGGTAGTTCTGGTACCTCAGGAGCGAATGGTAGTTCAGGTAGTTCAGGAGCCACAGGAGGCTCAGGTTCCTCAGGTAGTTCTGGAGCAACAGGAGCCAGCGGAAGTAGTGGCAGCGCGGGGTCTTCTGGTACGTCAGGAACACGTGGTAGTTCAGGTTCCTCTGGAACAACAGGAGCAAATGGTAGTAGTGGGTCATCGGGTACAAGTGCTACGGTTACCATCAATAACAATACTGACAACTACCTTGTTACTGCCACGGGTACTACCAATACGTTGAATGGAGAATCTACTGTTACCCTCGACGGAACTACATTTACCGCAAACACCACAAACTTTGTAGTTAATTCTACCAATATTACTGTTGGTAATGATACGACCGACATTGTTAGTATTGCGGGTAACACGGTACGTGTAACAGGTAACAATGTCGGTATCGGCACGACGAGTCCTGCAAATCTGTTGCACGTCAAAGCTAGTGGTAACTATGGCACCATCATTTCCGATAACTCTACAAACACGGGCGGCGGTGCGTTCGGCGTTCGCAAGAATGGTTCTCCGATTGGGTACTTGCTCAACAAGGGTAGTTGGTTTGGCGACACGACGAACGACTTGTGCCTGTCGGCTGAAACTGGATACAACGTTCGCATCTACACAGATGGGTCAATTACTGAAAAGTTTATCTTTACCGCAGGCGGGGCGCTCGGTATTGGCACGACTTCCCCTGCCAATTTACTTCACACCAATGGTTCAAATTACTACGTAAGAATTAGTAATATTGGGGTTGGAGATGGTGGACTAAAAATCTCCTACCAAAACTCAGACACCCACGGATTACATTTGACATATAATCCCCAAACTGCAGTATCGTACATTGAGAATACCTATCCTCTTAGTACCAGTAATGTATTCGGTGATATCTATTTTAGACAAAATGTTGCTGGTACAATGACCACTCGTATGACTATTAAAAATGATACTAGTGGTAACGTCGGTATAGGAACAACACAACCCGCAGCACAATTAGAAGTTAGTGGTGGAGTGGCAATGACAGGTGGATGGAACCGAACGGCAATGCTTCAAGCCACATTTCCTGTACTGGCTTTTCATAGTAGCTACACACCAAAATACGCGGGAATCGCATACGATTCAACCTCAGCAATGCGATTTTATGTAAATGCAAGTACTAATGATGTTACTAGTACTAGCCCAATATTAAATATTACAAATAGTGGTAACGTCGGTATCGGAACCACAGGTCCAACTTATAAATTCCAAGTTGATGGCGACATAATCATAACGAATGGTTCATTAGGCGTAGACACTGCACCAAGTGCCACCGATGGAACTATTAATGCACGAAATGATATTATCGCATATAGTTCAGACAAACGTTTAAAAACAAACGTAAATAAATTAACAAACGCCTTAGAAAAGGTACAGACACTATCTGGGTTTACTTATACATGGAATGAACTGGCAAATAAAGTAGCAAAATTCCACACTGACCATTCAAATGTCGGTGTATTTGCACAAGACGTACAAGAGGTTTTACCCGAAGCAATAAGACTCGCACCATTTGATAATGATGGAACCGATACCTCAATCAGTGGGGAAAACTACTTAACCGTTCAATACGATAAATTGGTCCCACTATTAATTGAAGCCATCAAAGAACTCTCACAACAAAATAAAGAATTCCAACACCGAATAGAA